GATGTTGTCCATTTCCTTCTGAACTGCTTCAGTGGTAGGCTCTTGGCTAACGCGGGCAGCCACGCCGTCCATCATCTTGTAGGTCTCGACGTTGGCGTTCTGTTGGATCGCCTCGCCTGCTTCCACGGTGCTACGGGTCAGGTTGCGTTCCCAGCCACCCGTGTCCTTGCCTGTCTTCTTGGATACCAACTGTACCTTGACACGCAGCGGCTGTTGAATCAACTCGTCGGTCAGGCCGATAGCTTTGGTCAGGCCGTTGTGCTCGCCTTCCTTCATACCGAGGATACGGCGGACGGTCTTAACGACATAGCTCAGCATGGTAGTGCCGGAGGCATCCACCGGGATGGTAGCTAGGAAGTTGTGGAACTCACCCGAGCCGCTGTACAGACCAGCCATGAATTCATCAATGTTGGACAGGTAGTACGTGGACTTGTGGTCAGTCAGGCCAATCTTTTTAGCCTCCTTCTGGGCCACTTCAAGCAGGGCGTTAAGCTCTTTGGACAGTGCGCCGATGGCGGTGTCCGGGTTCATCTTACCGTACTGCATACGCTCGGCTGTGAGGCCGTGTGCGATCTCGTGAAGCTGTACCCACGGCTCTGCATCCTTGGAGAGATTGACCAGCCCACTGCCCTGATCGTAGAAGCTCCTAGTGACCTTGGCGCCTACGCGAATCGGGATGTCATCACCCATAAGGGTAATCAACCGAGCCGCCAGCACGCCGATCATAGGGTCTTCGTGGGAGGCGAGGGCCGCGAGGGTGGCCTTGGTTGAGGTTGGTCCCTCAATCTTGGCACCGGCCTTCCGGTTCGCAGTCCAGAAACGGCGTTCGTACAGGGGCGCCTCACCACGAGCGATGTCGTGTGCGGCCTGAGCCTCTGCCTGTGCCTGCTGGGCTACGATTTCCTCTTGGACGGTATCCACGATGGTCTCTGGTGGCTCAACGTCCACAACCTTCGCAGCGGCCCTATTGCGGGCTTCCATCATCTGGACGTGGCCGTCCATGTAGGTTTCATCCAGAGTCCTGACCAGATCGTCTGTAGCCTCACGGACACGAATGTCATGGCCCTCACGAGCGGCTGAGCGGAGGCCCAGACCGGCGCCAGCACCACCGAACACCATGCCGAACCCGGCAGCATAGGCGTAGTCCTTGTCGCTGACGTGGCCCCCTGCTGCGTCGATGGCGGCAGTGACCCCAAGGTTGGCTACGGTGCCTTCCAGCATCCCGAGGCCCACACCTTTCATGGTTTCCCCGGATACAAGGGCTGCACGGGCTCCTAGACCCACTACCTGAGCCGCTTTGCCCACACCCAGCCCGATGCCCCACCCAATCGGGTCGAGGAAGCCAGCGGTCAGGGAGGAAGCCACAGCCCACCCGGCACCGTGGGCGCCGATCTTGCGTTCATCCTCAAGCTTCGTGTTGATCTCGGACATACGGGCCTGTTCCTCGGCCAAAGACCGGGATTCCCGCATGAACTGGCGGTCTGTCTCGGATAACCCGGCCTCAACCTCGTCGCGGCGGTCGCTGTAGTTATATGTCGGGTCAGACGGGTATTCCGGGCGGTGCATTGAGTTCAACAGGGCAGGCAGGGCGGTCGTCTGGGCGAATGCCGCAGCAATCTGATCCCCAAAGCCTACGCTCTGTTTAAACGTCTCGCCTTCCACCTGTGCCCGCTCAATACGGCGGACTACTTCGAGGTTATCACGAACCCCGGTGTTATCCACGGCACCACGGGCAGCCTGTTGATTGGCTACTTGGTAGCTGTTCTGGTGAATTTGGTCGATGGCATCCTGACTTTGCAGGCGAGCCTCTTCCTCAGTCTTACCAGCCGCCTCGGCACCAGACAATACGCCGGTAGCCGCCTGAATGGCTGCGTTCTTAGCGAACCCAGACAGGGCTGGACCCTTAGCCTTACGGGTAGAGGCGTTCAGCGCCTTGATACCAGCGGCTGTGCCTTGATCCCGCACGCTGGCGGTGTCTGTAGCACGGTCAATGTCCATGCGGTCGCCGTACCCGGACGGTGTAGCACGCAGAGCTTTCTCTTCTTGCACTTCATCGACAATCAGGCTACCATTCTTGGTATCCACTTGATCGTCAGCGGCTTTAATATCTTCGATTTCAATAGACATGCTATTCTCCAATGAAGTAGGCATCACACAGCACACTGTCGCCAATGTGCTGGATGTTACTCACTTGCGAAAGTAAGGTTGTTGCTCGTAGAATGAGCGGAGTTCTTCGTTAGTTGCACCCATCTGCACGGGTTTGCCGTCATCAGTTACGCCCATAAGGACGAACGTGGTGTGGACTTTGCCATCTTGGCCTACGGTGTAAGCACCCTGCACTAGCGACACGCTATCCGTGGTGTCTTTACCCCATTGTTCCCAGAAGTTCGATGTCCCAGTAGGGTTGTACGACTTAGGATCATATGGGTTCTTGCCGGTTTGTTCCCACGGCTTGACCCTCTGCTCTCCAGTGGCATTACCGGCAGGGAGTTTAAAGCCCTGCTTGTTAGCTTTCTGGGCAAAGAAGTCGGCAACTACCCGGCCAGCCGCAATTGGATCAGCACCAATGAGCGCAGCGATGGGTTTGTTCTCAGCAGACTTCTTCTGGTACGCATACGGGCCAACTACGTCCACTTCCTCCTTGGACAGACTGATAGCCTGCGCCAACGCCTGTTGATCCCCTACACCAAGCTGGGATTTAAGGACATCGTAGTGCCGTTGGGTAGCGGTGGCGAATACGTTGATGTTGTTCTTAGTCAGGCCGGTCTCCCCGCCGAATAAGGACGCCAAGATACCCGGTTGGTCCGACTTAACGGCAGCCAGTACATCCTTGGTCATCTGGGCCTTACTGGTAGTCTGCATCTTGTTAACAGGCGTGCCGAAGCTAGCTTGCCATGCAAGGTCAGGGGCCATCTTACCACCGGAGATGTACTGCTTGTAGTTGTGGATCTTGGCAGCAGTCTCAGGGCCGAAGTAAGCGAGGGCCGCAGCTTGCCCGCCATTCGGGATAGCAACCATCTTGTCGTAGTAGGCGATGGACTCGTCCAGCAGCGGCGTGTAACCCGCAGCACTGGCGATAATCCCGGTCTTCATGTTGTTCTGTACGGCACCGTTGATATAACCCGAGCCACCACTACCGGCACCCGTGTAGTTACGGACAAGTGTAGCCATTGGGTCCATACCGGCCTTAGCCTGCTCCGCCATGACTTCCAGAGCTACGTTGTCTTGTACTTGCCGGGGAACACCAGAGTCAATAGCACTCTGAGCATTGCCCAACATAAACGCAGTTCGGCTGGAGTTAACTTGCTCATTAAGCTTCTGGACTTCTTTGCTTCCAGTAGCATTAGCTGTGCGCGCTTTCTCCGCTGCATTGTAATACGACACGTAGTCTTGCTGGATGAACGAGGCAACGTCTTTCTTATCATACATATCACCGTCAATACCAGTCTTCAGGCGGAACTTAGTGTTGACGTTCTCCATCATGGTCAAGCCCTGTTGGGGCGTAACTTGGTGAGTAGCCATCAAGCCCTGAATCCGGCCCATCTCGGCACCGAACTCCAGCGATCCTTCCTTAGCCTTGGTACGGGCCTCGTAGGTCTCACGGGCGTTGAGCAAGTCAAGCTGTACGTCTGCTGGTGCGGCGTCGTACAGAGAGCCGTGTCCGTCGCGGTCAGCCCACACAGCCTGAGCCATGTAATGGTTGCCCTCGGCCATGCTGTTGATGGTTGCAGCCTTCACGCCGTCCCAGTAGGATGCAGCGGATTGCCCCGGTAGTGGTTGCCACGAGCTAATCGCACCGGCCAGCGCCTGCTGACGGTCCTCGGGAGTGCTAGTCCCATCCATCCAGCCCTTCGCAGCGGCTTGGATAGTATGCCCAGCTTGCAGCATTGCGCCGGTCACTTGGGTTTGCATGTTAGTCTGCTGCCACTTATAGTGGTTCTTGGCATGAGCCTTGAAAAAGGGGCCGACGGACTCCACCATTTTCATTTGGATTGCGGTATCCGTTACATCGTCGCCGGTGAGGAACTTCGACATATTGGTATTGACGACTTCCCCGACTTTATCCGGGTCCATAGTCTGGAGGTGATCCATCTGGCCGTACAGGTCGCCAGTGAACTTGTCCACTTGAGCGATCTGGCTATAAGCGCGGGCGCCCTCTACCGTACTGGACGGGCCAAAGATCTGAGTGTACCACGGCTGGTCATCCACAATGTCCTTGAGGGCTTCGCCCGCCATGACTTTCTGAACGCCGCCGAGGAACGCCTTGTTCTGCTGTTCCTTCAGCTTGCCTTGCAGCACGCCCTTACCAATCTCCAAGACTGCATCCATTGTGCGGTCAGCGCTGGTAGGTTGCTGTTGTGGTGTGAGGTTAGGTGATGGTAAGCCCTGCAAGGGCGAGATGAACCCGCCCTGCGAGCCACCAGCCCCTTGCTGGGCAGACACCGACGACGCCTGTGGGGCACCCTGTTGCTGGACTGCCCCGCTGCCGAGGTCATAAGTAAACGCCATTAAGTGCTCCCGCCAAACATGCTGGCTACGTTAAAGAACTGGGGATTGGTTGTGGCCGGGGCCGGGTTAAAGCCCTCCACTTGCGTCTGCACGCCCATGTTGGCCCCGGTACTCGGCGCTGAGAAGAAGCTACCTGCTGCATCCATACCAGCCTTGGAACCCAGCGTACTCAGCGCGGCCATACCGGCGTTCTGGGCGAAGCTTGGGACTTCCTTGAGACCTTGTGGATTGTATTCCTGCGACACCTGTGCGACCTGAGTAACACGGTCGGTGTAGGTGGTGGTATCCATACCGAGGATCGCGGCTGAGTTAACTTGGCGGATGCGTTCCATCACATCGGAAGCCCCGAGCTTCTGGTTACGCTCGCTAGCTTGGAGTGCACGAGCGGTCTGGGAGCGAATCACTTGCCCGATCTGGTCAACTGTACTACCACCCACACCAGCGGCATGAGCAGAGGCCACCAGTTGCCCAGTGTGCTCCGCTGCTTGGATGCGGGTATTGATGTCGCCAGTCTGGGCCTGATCCTGCAAGCGGGTCAGGTTCTTAGCCAGAGCCTCGTTGTACTGAGCAGCGTTCTTCAGGACTTGTTGGTTTCCAATGGACTGCCGGAAGCGGTTAAGCGCCCCGTTGGCGGCGGCAATGGTGTTGTTGTTTTGCGTTTGGATATTGGCGAGTTGGGCATTGCGCTCTGACGTTAAGGTCTGGAGCGCAGCATTACTCTTGGCGATCTTGTTCGACGTTGCAGCTTGCTTAGAGTCACTCATACCCTTAACAACCTGCATCGCAAACATCGCGGCTAGAACCCACATATTATGCGTTCCTCTGCGTGAAGAACTGGCCCGACCATTCGATGGAACTGAAGGTCAGCGGCAGCCAGTTACGGGATGCAAGGCGCAGCCTGAATTCGCGGATCTCCTGTTGGACATCCACTTCAACCGCTGCAATATCTGCGACTTGTTGGGTATTGAGTACCCATGCGCCTGCTGGGCGGTAGATCCAATCCAACACCGCCACTTCCTGTGATACGTCCTGCGTAGCCCCACGGAGATAACCCCGGACGGCAGCCGACTTACTCAGGGTGAGGTTGTAGGAACCGAGGATCAGCGTACAATCGAGGATCGCCTTCTCCTTGGCGTCCCGCATATACGGCGCAGTGGGCTCAAACGAGCTTTCGTACAGGCAGCCCATCATCGCAGCCGAGGTGGCTGTCTCTGGAGTTGCAGCAAACAGCACGGCGTAGTCAGGCAGTGGCTGCCCGAGGAACTTGTACTGCCCACCGAGGGAACCATAGACAATTGCTGCCGCGTCCTCGTTAACCCAACCCGGACGGATTGTGCCAGTGGTGTTGCTGTACGAGCGGATGCTGTCGATGTACGGGTTGTTGGACAGGTTGGCCCCGCGGCTAAAGCGATCCACGACCCAGAACGGTCCTGCGGCAGTGTTGCGCAGAGTCAGGGACAGGATGTCGCCGTTGTCACCAGACAGGCCCACGAACGCACCGAGCGCCGGGTTGAACTCCCACTTGCTCCACGAGTCATAGAGGCGTTTGGTTTGGTCAGCGCTGTCGAGGTAGTTGAAGATCCAGAAGCCATTGGCCGAGTCCGAAGTACGGATAGCCAGCATCGATGGAGAGGTCAGTGCCACGATCTGCCGAGGCATACCGCTAAGGTAGCCGTCAAGCTGCGACGTGATATCGAAGCTACGGAAGCTATCAGCGTAGTCGCCGGTCTGCATCTGTTGCACAGTCAGGCGGTTATCCCGCGACTGGCAGAAGAACACGTAGTTCCCATTACCTACTGGCGGGCAGATGTTGCTGTCCTCATAGGCTTGCTGTGTGGCGATGTAGGCAGAGGTCGGCGTGATGGCGTTGCGTCCATCCATTGCGTAGTGCTGCCGCTTTCCAAATAGAATCAGGGTGCGGTCCATCAGCACGCCGTCTGTGATTGTGTCGCCCTCACTACCCAGCGCGAACACCTCGATAGGGTCGTCAGCGGGAAGCGTCAGAGCAGACTGCCTGAAGAAGTTCACGTAATCGCCTGAGCGGGACATGGCTACAGTCGAGCCGGTCACGATCATCAGCCGGTCTTGGAAGTTACCAAGGTAGGTGATTTTCTTACCGAACAACTGTGGCAACGCCTGTGAATCCAAGTCGCCTGAGCTACTGGGCGCCCACGTCTGCTGAGCAGTGTCACCGCTTACCACTGCCAATGACAGGAAGTTGGTGCCGATGTAGAAGTTATTACCAATGACTTCTGCTACCAAAGTCACGAAGACAGGGGCCACAGTCAGGCCTGGGGCTTCTTGCCAGCTTACCTCCTTGAAGTTACCGTCAACTACTCCGTCCTTGGGAACAGCTTTGACGTAGTAAATACCGTCTTTAGTCCCTTGGCGCGGGCGAATGCGCACGAACTTGTTAGGGTGATGGAGCGGGGTTAGGTCGTTGGTGGTCTCAACCTCTTGCCCAACACTCTTAACGCTGGTGCCGTCGCCGCCGTCGTCTAACTCAATACCAATCCAGCCTGACCCGCTGGCTATGTGAGAGCCTACATTAGATGCCACAGTAGATCCCGCTGCCACATTGAGGGCATTGGTTAGGCTGAGTGCGATGGCTGCTGGTTGGATAGCCGCAGAGGCTGTGCCGATCCATTGGTTCACAGCGGTCTGGTATGCATACACCCGATCGTTGACCTTCTTCTGATACTCAATATCATTGTACGCAATGTCACTAGTCGTCAACACACCTTGGTAGTAACTGGACGGCGTGGTGTAGCTCGCGGTTAATTTGGTGTGGTCAGGGCGGATGAAGCTAGCGGTGTAGGTGCGGCTGTAGTTGCCCACACGAATCCAACCGGCAATCAGGTTCTTGGTATTGTCCACGTTGTCGGCGCTTTCGTAAGTCGGCACTCGATTGTTAGGGGCCAAGAACACGTACTTCGCCACGTTGGTGATCGCGCTAACGCCGCCGTCCAAAGCAGCTACTACACCGGCAGCATCAGCAGCTTCGGCCAGCACGTCGAGGATGACGTTGGTGTCCTTGTTGTAGACGATTAAGCCGGGAGCAGTACTGCCCACTACCTTCAGGCCGGGGCGGTACATGGCAGTGTATTCCACACTGTTGATGAAGAAGGTGAACTCCTTATACGTGGCGAGGTCAGCTGTAGTCTCGGCGCTGTAGGTGACGCCAGTGGCTGCCTTCTCCACCTGCATAACAGAACCGTGGCGGCGGGCAAGGCCACGCACGGGGTCGCTGACCATGTTGTCCTGAGTCCAGTGCTGGCCGATGAACCTGTCATGGGGCACTTGCTCTGATACACCACGGATCAGACTTTCAAACGAACCAGTCTCTTTACTCATTAGTTTCTCCAGCGGTAGTCAGGGTAGTTGAAGTTGCGCTGGCGCTGCATGCGTCTACCACTCTCGCCCTGATACAGCATGTTGGCCTTCACGGCGCGGATGTGTGCAGCACGGATAAGCGCGAGCGCCTTACCGTAGTCCTCCTTAGCGGATAGGATCTTGGCTGCGTCAGCGTCAAAGGATTTCTGGAAGTTCAGCACGGCAGCAGTCTGCACCAGCCGTTGGGCTTGGTAGGGCAGATCGTCCAGCGGGATCATGCGGAGCATGTCCACTGTGATTGTGGCCGTGGTTGTGAAGTAATCACCGATGCGGTTATCGTACAGTCTCGCGCCTCGTGTAGACAGCCAAGGAGGATTCTCGTCGGTGGTAAGTTGCAGCGTATCTGCTGGGCAGTACACTTGACCTTCGGTGTTAGGGGTTAGCGTGACAAGCTCGCGGTTAAACCACCAGCCAATGCCCTGCTCTTCCATTAAGGCCATGCGCAGTGATGCCTGTGCACTGGTGATGATGGGACTACCACCGGCAAGCGAGTTAATGGGCGAGCGGCCCATAGATTGCAAGCAGGCGTTTACTACGTCAAGCTCTGTAATGAAAGCCATTGTGTTCTCCAAACGCAAAAAATCCCGCAGCAAGCGCCACTAGGGCACCCGTTGCGGGATTAGGTATTACGGGATGTAGATTGCGCCAGCATACTCAGCACGGTCGCTGGTAGAGGCGTAGGCAAGCCACGCATCCACGAAGTAGCACTTCGACAGTTTGTCGAAATACGCATCAGTGGAAAGCTCGATGTTGGCGCCAGCGAGCAGAGCTTTAGGGCTCAGTGCCAGTGCAACCAATTTGGTGAAGTCGCCGTTGTAGTCGGTGCCCATCAGGTTCGATACGGAGCCAGCCAGAGTACCGTCTTCCACCCAGTTAGGGAGGTTGTTGGTAGACACGACTGGAACGCCGAAAGCCTTGAAGATGTGGCCGTCGATGCTAGTGCCATCGGAGGTAACATACTGGCCGTTGATGACTTGCTCAGCGTCCAACAGAGTGTAGAACACGTCTGGGCGAACGAAGATAACCATGTCTTCATCAGTAGGCAGTACGTCCTTGTTCTCGATCAGAGTGAACAAGCCGCCGAAGGCGTCGTACAGTTTGGCAGCATCCTGCTTATCACCGGCAGCAGCCAGAGTCACCTTACTGCCGCCAGTGAAGTTAGGCATTGGGGTGCCATATGGCGAAACAGTGAGGTTAGCAGTCAGTGCGCCCATGATAAGGAACGACTGGTCTTTCAGCTTAGCGATTTTCTTGCCGTGCTCGTTGGCGATCTGCTTACGCGAATCGAATACGGTCTGGAAGGTATCCAGTTCTGGCACAGCGGAACGGGCAATAATCGAGCGGTCGATAGTTACCGAGTTCTTACTGAACGCGGACTTCACGCCGTCAGGAATCTGACCGGGAATGATTTGTTGCAAAGTCGACTCACCAACTGCGTAGTTGGTTACAGTCGCGGTGCCAGAGACGGAACGAATTGGCAGCCAGCCGTCAGTTACAGACCGACGTTGGATGGTGCCTTCGACCATACCTGTGAATTCTTCAATAACCAACTCAAGGTTATCAGAGCCCAAGTTTTTCGCATTGGGGCGCGTTACGACGTATTGATCCAATGCCATGTGGGCATCTCCTTGCATTAAGAAAGTGTGGGAAATGTTCCCTATCCAAGTAGTAAGCCAATTTACTACGGACGAACGAATGCCCCCCGCCCCGAAGGGCGGAGTTCGTTATGTGTTACTTACGACCGATACCGGCACGCTCGCGGAGTACACGGTACTCTTTCGAGGACATATAGTCTGGGCCGAGACTCCTTGCTAACTTCTCTGCCTCGCGTCCAAAGTCAGACTTGCTAATCGGTGTTACCACTTGGCGTTGACCACCAGCGTTGGCACCGGCCTCGTCCTTAACAGCCTTAGCTTGCGGAGCGTATTCCACACCGCTAGCCTCGCGGTGGTTCGACAGGATGAAGGCAGTGATTGCCCGTGCACCCAGCGGCCCGCTAGACAGTAGCTTGTTGATCTCAGGCACGTCTTCAGGAGACTCGGTACGCACCCATTGGATGGCCTCGCCCCACTGTTCGTTGCTGTAGCCGAACTGTTCTAGCGTCTTGGACACTGCTTCGCTGACCTTGGCGTCCGCTTCCTGCACCGTCTTAACGGCACTGGCGTGGGCTTCCTTGGCGAGAGCGACGTAGGACTTCCAGCCCTTAACATCCTTCTCGTCCAGATAGGCTTCCAAGAAGCTGAAGTCGCCGGTGATGGCGGCCTTGATTGCTTGGTGGTCAGCGTCCAGTCCGTGACGACCGAAGAAGTCCAGTGCCAGATCCAGCTTAGGATCGCCTGTTTCTTCGTAGCTGATTGCTTCGGGTTCTGCTTTCGGTACTACTGGAGCTTTTGGGTCGATGGTTGTAGCCGGGGCCGTTACTACCGGCTCGGCGGCAACGGGTTCTACTACTACGTCATTAGCTTCGGTGGTCATGCAGTCGCTCTCTGATCTTGGGGAAGTGTGGCGGTATCAACTTGATTCACTGCGGCTTGACGGCCCAGCGCCTCTTGATCTGCCTTGTTCTGGTTAGCCTGCTGCACATCTGGCGGCAGGATGTAGCGGCCTTTGTCAACACCATTACCAGCAGCCATGTCGCTGATGATGTTGTTCTCGTTCAGCTTGGTACGGGTCTGCGGCTGGATAGCATCCAACTGGGCAGTGTCAGCAAGGAACGCACGCATCCGCTCAAGGTCGCCATTACGGCTAATCGCATCCAGACCAGTGATGACGGTCGGTGTGATCTTGGTGCCCTTGATATTGACCTTAGCCTTTCGGATAAGCCAGAGGGCCAGCGGCTGCTGGATGCTCAGCGCGAGCCGGGAGTACACCCCACCCAGCGATGACTCCAGTTCCATTACTTGAATCTTGATCTCTTCAGCGGTCACACGTTCAGCATCGCGGGTCACGGCAGACGACAACAGGAACCCGGCACCTAAGCGGCGCTGGTAGTCTTGGCTAATCGCAAGCACGGTCTGGAGTTGCTGGCCCACGTTGGCAAACACCAACGCGAGGTCGCCGTCCACGCCGGGAATAACTGCACCGTTAACAGCACCACTTAAGTCCTCAGGGCGGGTCATGCCACTGGGGCTTACCAACCACTTGAACTGTGACGCGAGGATAGCACCATCTGCTTGTGCCTCACTGAGCCCGTCATTGGTGGCGAGGTCATTGGCGTACTCTTCAGCACGGCCCACACCGTAGTGCTGGCGAAGCGGCAGGCGCCACGTTAGTGCACGGTAAGGCAGGTTTTCAGGTTGGTACTTGCCGACGTACTTGTCACCGAGGTCTACGTCCTCGACTGCGAATGTCTCGCGGTACATACCTTTGACCAATTTGATCTGCTTGTACGTGTGAAGCTCGGTGTAGTCTTGGCATACGCCACGGACTGCGCTGTAGGCTTTCTGTGCGTCTTCCTCAAGGTCGTCATACCGCACGAACTCCTTGATGATGATGCAGGTCGGCACACCCTTAGCATTGCGGCGCACAACGTAGTCTCTTAGGCTAACGAATTGCAGCGATTCGCCTGACATATCCATGAGGACATTGCCCACGGCTACAAGGTTAGTGACGCCCTCATACA